TAAGTTAGGATATGAAGAATTCGAGCGTTTAAGCATTGATGCGATGAAAATACGAAAGTTTACACGAGAAGAATTAAAAGAGATCATAGAAAAATATAAGCAAAAGATAAAAGACTTTAAAAATTAAATATATATTTGAACCAACAAAACAGAAAAATTATGAAAGTAGAAATCGAAAACTTTACAGGAACTCAGAAAGAGTTTGAATTAGAAATCGTCTATGCACAAGGAGTGATAGAGATATTCTCAGCTAAAGCCGAATACAGATATGGCTATGACTTAGCAACTGACACCCCAGAGTTTATTTTTGAAAGCATTCAAGGGGCGAAATGGAATGGCATAACAGGAATTTATTTCCCTTATGTTTTCTCAGAAGAAGAATGCAACGCAATCGAAGCGCAGATGAGAGATCAAATTGATTGGGAAGAAATTATAGATGTGTTAAACAATTGGAATAATAGAGACTAACGGTATAGGTATATGAGCAGTAAGCACCCACTTGTTTCTCCGGTTCTTGTGGATAACGCATCACTTATTGCTTCATATACCTTGTTAAAAATTTAAAATATACATTATGAAAGCAATATTAGAATTTAACCTACCGGAAGATGCACACGAGTATAATCTTGTAAACAAGGCAGTAGATATGAGCGTAGTGCTTCACGAGTTCGACCAATATTTAAGAGGGAGACTTAAATACGAAGACAATATAACCGATGATGCATATAAAGCAGTTGAAGAAGCACGAGAGAAGCTATGGGAAATGTGTAGAGATGGAGGTATAGAACTATGAAAAGCACAGAACTAAAAATCTATCACGCTACAATGTTTGTTATATTTAGCGTAATACTTGTTTTACTCGTTTCTAAGGCACTTTCTACTGATAGTGATAGGAAAGTATATCCAATAGAAAGAAGTGTGATTAAAACGTCTTATTTAAAGCCATCTGATTTATCAAAAGAAAACCTATCTTTGCAGAAACAAAATTATTACGAAAGATTATGGAACGAGAAATAATATTTATATACCTTTTGATTCAAGCATTTTTTATGTTAGGACTAAGTATGTTAGCATTTAAGATGGAATATTTTAATTTAGCACTAATATTTTTAGTAATTGGTGCTTTGAATTTAATAGCTTTGAGCATCTTTATATATGATATATGGGTAGGAAGATAGTAAAAGACGAAATGCACAGGAAGTATCGTATGAAAAGACGTACTTGTGATTGGTTTTTAAATTATATGTATGATGGTATGGCTTTTATAAGGCTAAATCCTGAAGAATGAAATATGTTTATAAGGTTATAGATTTAATTTGGGTGTATGTTATTAGCCGATTGTATAGAAACGAAGACAACTGAAAATAGTTCAGAGTGGTTAGCATCGGTAGCAAAACACCATAAGCACTTTATATCGGTAGTTAAATCCTTTGGAGAAGACCGATACTCAGAAGACATAGTGCAGGAGATGTATTTAAGAATCTACAAATACACGAACCCAGAGAAGATAATAAAAGACGGACAAGTAAATCAAGGTTTTATATGGTTTGTGCTGCGTAATATTTATGTAGACTACTGTAAGCAAAAATCTAAGATTGAAAAGGTAACTGTAAACGATGCTTTAGATATAAAAGATATTGACGTTAGCGGAATAGAGAAAGCTAAAAACGATATTGAGTTAAAGATATATATGGAAATAGATTCTTGGCATTGGTACGATACAATGTTATTTAAGTTATATAAAGAGAACAATCATTCTATGCGTGAGTTATCTGCGTTAACTAAAATATCTGTAACGTCTATATTTCACACTATAAAGCATTGTAAGCAACGTTTGATTGAGAATGTAGGAGAAGACTACGAAGATTATTTGAATGGAGATTATGAAAGAATCTGAAAATACATACACAACTTTAGCAGAATTGCGTAAGAATTATACTGAGCAGTTAGACAAGTATTATGCTTTGCTACAGAAACACGAAAAGCTACAGGAAGAATTTGACCAACTAAAAGAAAGATATATGAACTTAATAGATAACAAATGAAGACGATACGAGCGTATTTAGAAAATCAAAAGGAGTTAGCCTATGTATCATTTGCCCATAGTATGCAGGGAGAAAATGTTAACTTATTAGATGCAAAACACTTTTTAGAAAGAATAGTACATTTAGAATTAATGATTAAAGAATTAGGAACTAATAAACCGAAAAAAAATGTGTAAACTACATAACTTAAAAGATGAAACATTTATTGTTTATCATATTATTAATGAAAACTATGTAGGTGTAACACATAATTTACATAAGAGATTATTAAAACACAAAAGCAAAAGTAAATTTGACGTTTCTAATATTGGTATTTTATTACAAACAGAAGATTTAAATTCAGCATTACAAGCAGAAAAATTTTATCAAGAAAAATTTAAATGTGATAAAGGTGTTAGAAATCAAAATGGATTAAAAAATCCCTATGCAAAACAAGTATTGCATTTAGAAACAGGGTTCTTTTTTGATACAATTAAAGAAGCGTGTAATGCTCTGGGTATTAATTATAGTTCTGCAAGACATCAAGTATTAAAAGAAAAGAATAAATTTAATTTAATTAAAATTAATTAATATGGGAAGACCAAGAAAAAAACCACAAGGATTAGGAGATACAGTTGAACAAGTGTTAGAATCAACAGGAATAGCCAAAATTGCAAAATTTGTATTAGGTGAAGATTGTAAGTGCGACGAGCGTAAGAAGAAGCTAAACGAACTATTTCCTTACAGAAAGATTAGCTGCCTAACTGAAGACGAATATAATGTATTAGATACTTTCTTTGGTAAGAATACTGCTGAAATAGCACCGAGCGACCAACACGAACTACTCAAAGTTTACAATAGAGTTTTAAATATAAACAGAGAGCCTACAAGCTGCTCTAGTTGTTGGAGAGATATTCTTAATCAGTTGAAGAAAGTCTATAATCAATATAAAGACGAACACACTGAAGACTAAAGACTGCATAGTGAACTATTATTTAGTAGTTATAAACCCAGAACTCCATAGACAAGTATGGAATAGCTTAAGACTCACTATGGCAATTGCTGAAGCTGAGTATGTGTTGTTTTATGATAACACGATTAAAACCATACATATGGAAGAGGTAAACTATGAAGAATATAGAAGTTATAATTACTCACTGAACTAATATGAAAGTAGATAAAGTAAAAATAAGCGAGGTAAAGACGAACCCAAAGAATCCACGTCTAATAAAAGACGATAAGTTTAAAAAGTTGGTTAAGTCTATACAGGACTTTCCACAGATGCTTGAGTTAAGACCTATCGTAGTAGATGAAAACAATATTGTACTTGGTGGAAATATGCGTTTAAAAGCGTGTAAAGAAGCAGGATTAAAAGAAGTGTTTATTGTAAAGGCGGATAATTTAACAGAAGAACAGAAACACGAATTCATTGTAAAGGATAATGTTGGATTCGGTGAGTGGGATTGGGATAGTTTAGCGAATGAATGGGAAGTAGATAAACTTGAAGAGTGGGGATTAGATTTGCCAGTTGATTTAAGCGTTCAAGAAGAACTCGAAGCTGAAGAAGATGATTACGAAATACCTAACGAGATAAACACGGATATAGTATTAGGAGACTTATTCGAAATAGGCGAACACCGTTTACTATGTGGGGATAGTACGGATAGCGACCAAGTAGCTAAGCTAATGAACGGACAAAAGGCGGATATGGTATTTACCGACCCACCGTATAGAGTTTCTTTTCAAGGACAAAGAATAAGTAACACAACAAAAGATGGTGTTGTTATTCACGGACATAAATGCGCAAATACTAAACACGATGAAATAGAAAACGATTCATTAAGTGAAGATGATTTCAAAAATTTTATGGCTGAAGTTTTAAGCAATTTATTTTTATTTAATAAAGGGGCTTGGTATATATGTTTTGCTTATTCGGAATTACATTTATTATTAAATAGTTTAATTGATTCAGGCCATAAATGGAAAAATATCATTATATGGATGAAAAATCAAGCAGCACTTTCAAATATGGATTATAAAAGCAGGTATGAACCAATAATTTATGGACAAAAAGGAGGTAACTTTTATGGCGAACGATATAAACAAGAAGATATTTGGCAGTTTCAAAGAACATTAAAAAATGATTTACACCCAACTATGAAGCCAATTCCATTAATTGAAAATGCGTTAAACAATTCAAGCAAAGAAGGTATGGGAGTATTGGATTTATTCTTGGGTTCAGGTTCAACAATGGTAGCTTCACACCAACTTAAACGCAAATGTTACGGAATGGAATTAGACCCGAAATATTGCCAAGTAATAATTGACCGAATGAAAAAGCTAGACCCAAGTTTAGTGATTAAACGCAATGGAATTACAATGTAAAAACAGAGTTATGGAAGGAAGAAACGGAGGAACATTAAAACCATTTGAACAAGGCGAAAGCGGAAACCCTAACGGAAGACCTAAAGGGAGCCGTAATAGAAGCACAATAGCACGGCAATGGTTAGAAGTTAATCAAAACCTAAAGAATCCTTTGACAGGCGAAAACGAAACAATGAGCCAAGAGGACTTAATGACTTTGGCGCTGATTAAGAAAGCACGTGAAGGAGATGTAGCAGCATACAAGGCTTTGATGGATTCAGGATATGGCGCACCTGTTCAGCAGATAGAGCAGCATAATATTGAAATACCTTTATTCCCAGATGTTTCAGAGGACCACAGCAACGAATAAAGTTTTATCTTTAAAAAGACGAACTAAAATAATTCAAGGCGGAACTTCTGCTTCAAAAACGTATTCTATTTTAGCAGTATTAATAGACAAAGCATTAAAGAATACTACTGAAATAAGTATAGTAGCTGAAACAATACCACATTTAAGAAGAGGTGCATTAAAAGACTTCTTAAAGATAATGAGGTGGACAAATAGATATGTAGATGCAAACTTTAATAAATCACTTTTAAGATATGAATTTGCGAATGGCAGCGTTATGGAATTCTTTAGTGCTGACGATGCGTCTAAGCTGCGTGGCGCTCGTAGGGATATATTATATATCAATGAGTGCAATAATGTCACTTTTGAAGCGTACAATGAGTTATCGATTAGAACGAAGAGAGAGGTATTTTTAGACTTTAACCCTGCAAATGAGTTTTGGGTACACACGGAACTAAAAGACGAACCAGATAGCGACTTCATAATTCTAACCTACAAGGATAACGAAGCCTTAGACCAATCCATAATAGACCAAATAGAAAAGAACAAGGAAAAGGCTAAGACTTCTGAATATTGGAGAAATTGGTGGAATGTTTACGGACTTGGCTTAGTAGGTAGCTTAGAAGGAGTAGTGTTTAATAATTGGAAGATAATCGACAATATTCCGATTGAAGCACGGTTAATTGGCATAGGGTTAGACTTTGGTTATAGTGTAGACCCTACTGCGATAGTGGAAATATATCAATACAACGGACAAAGAATAGTAAGGGAAAAGGTATATCGAACAGGTATGCTTAACTCTGACATAGCTAAAGAACTACAAAAAAACGTAGTAGTATATGCTGATAGTGCTGAACCTAAAAGTATAGAAGAAATAAGAAGACAAGGAATAACCAT